CATATTCCACAATGTCACGCAGGCTATCGCTTGGTTCTCCGTCCACGTACCACATTCCGTCATAAAATTCAATGTTTCCAATTCCTTCATTCATCGAATTTTCAATTCTTACAATATCATTCTCCCATATCCGATTACCGTTCTTGTCTTTCAGCCCGGTATACTGGCAGACGGTTTCGGGGTCTATTTCTATCCATTCGTTTATTTCGCAATGCGGATAAAAGCAAAGATCAATCGGTAAGATAGCATACTTTTCTTTTTCATCAAGATACCATTTGCCTTTTGCAAAGTACCCTTCCGCCCACTCGCCATTGTCCGTCTGCTTTGCGCGGAATAATATTTCCCTCTTGTTCATTTCTCCCACCTTCCGTTCCACCAATCTATAAGCGCTTCCGTATCCTCTTCCGCCCTGTTCCTGGTGTATACCCGTTTACGCTTGTCTTTCTTTCTTCGAAGAGGGATGCCTGCCATCTTTCTGCTGTTGTTCGTAAATAGCATCTTCCCGTCGCTTTCTTGCATCATCATCCCTCCTACTCCAACTGGTCAATCTTTTCCATCAGATCCATGCTCTCATGCTCCTTTTTGGGATACTGCTGATATACCGCTCGACACCTTTTACCACTGACATATTCACGGTGGTACTTCAGCGCCAATCTCAGCGGAATATCCTTATGTTTTCCCGTCAGCGTTACTTTTGACTTATCGCCGTATGTTATAAATATCTTCCACATCTCATTTCTCCCACTTTATCCGCTGGCCACAATTCAGGCAAAACTTATGGCTTTCAAAATCATCGCTCGCATATATCGAATTTCCACAGGATGGACATACAAAGAATCCGTAATTGTCTTCGATGTCAATAGGCGGCTTCGCCGTATCCCGCTCCTTTAGCTCCATGATCTCCTCCGGGGTGAGACCGGTGTCCTCGTACTCCAGCAAGCGCTTCAGTGCCATATGCGAAGCTGTGCATTTGCAAGCCGGATTATCCTCGTATATCCCATCAGGGCATTCCTTCTCACATATTGCATAGCAGGCATGAGTTTCATCTATTCGCTTCGTTATTCGTTCCATCTCCGCTCTCCTTTCGTTTGTTCTGCTTCAGAAAAATGTTGCAAACCTCTGAATATTCCTTCAGATTTTTGTTACGTTGCAAAGTGTTTTCTCCTGCTACTCCCTTACCCTGGGATTATAGTGCCGCTCCCCGTCCAGAAACTCTTCCTGCTTTCTCTGTTTCCCGAGAAGCTGCCGCATCTTATTGATCGTACTCTTCGGAGTCGGATCATCGAAAAACTGCACGACTAGCTCCAGACGCATCATCTCATCTTTCTGTCTGCGCCGATTCCGCCTGCTCTGCTGCAGCTTTGTCCCGGCGCGCCGCTTCTCGTTTTCTCCCTCAGCAAACTCCAACTCATGCAGTAGATCCTGAAGACGCTTCTCTTCTTTCTTCACCGCATCGTAAGCCTCCTTGTAGTCGTATCGGATCCTGTCTATGTAATTCAGAAATTCCGATAGAACATCTGAGGGTTCTTTTACCTGTCTATCCATTTCCGCTCCTTTCTCATAATTGCCCCCTTCACGTACCGATCACAGTCCTCCACAGCGCATCCACGGCTATGCCCGACAATCTCAATGTAATTGCAATTCCCCTTATTCAGATCAGTCGGATTGTTGTGCGCCTGACGGTACTGGCAGGTCTTGCACTTCCTCCGATCGGCATTCCATCCCGGGCGTGCATCGGGATTCCTGTAATCCACAGGGATGATGTCAGTCTGTTTCTTCGGCTTACACTTGTCCGGATTCAGATAGTAATACACTGTGTTATAAGCCCATCCTGTCTCTTTCGCGATCTCCGCAGTTGTCTTCCCCTGTGCTGCCAGCTGCAGCGCAACCTCTTTCTTCGTCTTTCCGGCCGGAAGCATCTCACTCACCTCCGGCCCCGTTGGGGGGGGGGGTACTGCTTTTCTCCCCGGAGGTTTCTTCCTGCTTCTGACCAACCATTTCCGCAACAGCTTGGCCAAACTCTGGATTCTCCACTGCCGGCACATCAACCAGCAACTCAAGATTTTTAAAAAGTTCGTCTAACGAATAGGTTTCATAACCTCCAGCCGGAGACTTTACTGTACGATCTAAGACGATCACTTCCCTGCCTTTCTTCCAGTACTCAATAGCCTGTTCAAAACTTACTCCTGTAAACACTTATTCTCACCTCCACACTTTCTCCATACACGCCGTATGGAAAAATACATCCGTCGCTCTTTTTGTCCTCACATACTCAACCTTGCCCAAATCCTCTTTCTCCGCAATCACCTTTCCGCATCCCGGGCATATTACCGGGCTTCTGTGGTTTGCTATTATCTTTTTTTTCGCTTTATCTGTCATGCCCTTTGCCTTTTTCTCAGCCAAGATATTTTCCCTCCTTAACAGCTTTGATCCTTGCTTTCAGGCTCTGCATCACCCACTCCTGGACGCCGTCTTTTCTCTCCAATGCCTGCATCACATCCTCATCCCGCGTCCCCTCGCACACAAGATGGTGGATGATCACCCTCTCGGTCTGTCCCTGCCGATGCAGCCTTTTGTTTGCCTGAGTATATAGCTCGTAATTCCAAGTCAGCCCGAACCAGATGACATGGTTCCCGCCCTGCTGCAGGTTCAGGCCGTAGGCGCTGCTGGCAGGGTGTGTAAGCAGGATATCGATCCTGCCTGCGTTCCAGTCATCCTCGTCCTGTGTGTTCCTCAGCTCCCGGATCCGCAGCTTTGACTTTTCCAGTGCCTGCAGGATCCGTTCCCGGTCATGCTGGTAGTTGTAAAATACTAATGCCGGTTTTCCCTGCAGGGACTCGATCAGCTCCAGGAACGCCTCAATCTTGCAGTTATGGACTTCATGGACGTTCCGGTCGTCGTCATAGATCGCGCCGTTCGCAAGCTGCAGCAGCTTATTGCTCAGTGCCGCGGCGCTTGCAACGCTGATCTCCTCTTCATCCCCAGGAAGCTCAAGTACCATCTTGCGTTCAAGTTCCCGGTACGCTTTCTCTGCCTTCGCGTCCAACACGACTGGGATCTGGTGAAATGTGATCTCCGGAAGTTCCAGGTAATCCTCCGCCTTCATGGAGATGCAGATATCCGATATCTTCCGTAGGATGCTCTCTTCGGTGCCCGGCTTCGCCTCATAGCTGTAAATCATACCGTCTGCCCCGCGCCTGTCCGGCTGGAAATACCGTTCCCGGAACTGGGTATACCGTTTCCCCAGACGCTCGCCTCCGTCCAACAGGTACAGCTGCGCCCACAGGTCATCGAGGCCGTTCGGTGACGGCGTTCCCGTCAACTCCACCAGCCGGTTTATATGCGGTCCCACACTGGAAAGCGCCTTGAACCTTTTTGCCTTGTGACTCTTGAAACTGCTGCTCTCATCCACGACCACCATGTCAAAGGGCCAGCTATTCCGGTAATAATCCACCAGCCACACCACATTCTCCCGGTTGATGATATACAGGTCCGCCGGCGTGTTCAGGGCCCGGATCCGTTTCGCCTGGCTCCCAAGCACCTGGGAAACCCGAAGCATTTTCGTATGGTCCCACTTGTCCTTTTCCTTCGTCCAGGTTCCTTCTGCCACCTTCTTTGGGGCGATCACTAGCACCTTCCTGACTTCGAACCGGTTATACTTCAAGTCTTTGATTGCTGTCAGCGTAGTCACTGTCTTGCCCAATCCCATATCCAGGAATAGACCTAACTTTGGGATTTCCTCGATCTTCTGGATGCAGTGCGCCTGATAGGTATGTGGTTTAAACTCCATCTTCCTGACACTCCTCTAAAAAATCCCTCACCGCTTTTTCCCCGTACAGCACCTTTACTTCCTGCCCCAGCTCCTTAAGTCTCTTACACTGGACACGCTGCAAAGATGACAGCCGGCCACTCTCCGTCTTTAGCTCCACGAACACTGGTGGCCTTCCGGGAAGGATTACGATCCGATCCGGCACCCCGTCGTTTCCAGGGCTGGTCCACTTGTAAGCCCTGCCACCTAACTTCTTCACCCCTGCTACCAAAATTTTTTCTATCTCTTTCTCCAGCATTCCTTGCGCCTCCTTTACGATCCCACCCGCGCGCGCACGCACGCACGCGTATATATACCCCGTATTAGGTCACGTAGGTAATATTAGGCGGTATATATTTATTACCTAGGTATTATATTTTTTCTTTCTATGTAAAGTTTGTTGACATTGTTGACATATTATAGAAAACAGCGTATTTACTGGGTTTTCCGTGTTAACGTCTCCGCAACATTCCTGTCAACTTGTGAACAAACTCGATTTTTCCCGGTTTTGTTGACAAAACACCCTGCTTTGTCGACGCGTCCGCACTTTGTCGGCTTAAGTTGTTGACACCCTTTCGAACCCTCTCTGTGTCCCGTAGAACCCATATCTCTGTGAAGACCTGTTCCTTCTCCATCCCGGAATGCACTGCATGATGCTGTTGATCTCCATGCTGTCCCGCTTTGTCATATACTTCAGGTCGCTCCCGAAGCATTCCTGCCAGATCTCTGCCGCGCATACCTTTTCCCTGGGGACCAACACCGACCCCTCCGGGAGATGGAGGGATCCCTGGTAGAACTGCCGACGCTGCATCAGTGTCATCGTATTCCAGTCCTGTGGGATCTCACGGTCCAGGAATTCCCGGATCACGCCCTCCTTGGCATAAGCCTCCCTGTGGTTCTCCTGCTGCTCCTCTGCCAGCTTCTCCACCTCTTTTGGGAGATACAGGGGCTCCCCCAGCATCCAGTAGCAGTATGCTTCCGCCCAGACCTGGTCCACCTCACCGGGCAGGTCGTTCCACACGGATTTCTTCGCCCTGTGCAGCCCCACATCCACCGGCCAGAACCTCCGGTTCCCGGTAGAGTCTTTCAGGAACTCACTGTCGTTGGACGTTCCGAAGAACACGCACCGGCGCGGGTATTTGTTCGTTGTGCGCCCATATGCCGCCCGGTAGATGTCATGGGTCTTGCTCAGGAACTGCTTTACAGCAGACGTCTCCTGTTTCGTCATCGCCGTCAGCTCGCCCACCTCATTGATCCATGTCCCCTGGATCAATTCTGCTGCTTCTTTCCCCTCAAATGTCGTGAGGGAGTCCGAGAACCAGTCTTTCCCCAGGATGGACAGGAAGGTGCTCTTCCCGATCCCCTGCGGCCCTGTAAAGATCGGCATGTAGTCGTATTTCACGCCGCCCTCTACTGCCCGGGCCACAGCTGCGCACAGGGATTTCCGCATGACCGCCCGGGTGTATGCGTTGTCTTCCGCGCCCAGATAATCCTGCAGGAGCCGGTCCACGCGCTTCACGCCGTCCCATTTCAGTCCCTGGAGATATTCCCTCACGTCATTGATCCTATTCTGGCTGCTCACGATCAGGAGCCCGTTGTCCAGTTTCTCACGCCCAGTCAGCCCGTAGAATGTCTCCATGTATCTGTAATATCCCGCATAGTCCACATCTTTCCACCTGCGCTTGCCACTGTGGAGGTCCCACGGGAGTCCGCCGGTAGTCATCCCGCAGGAAGCAAATTCATCCGTCACGATCTTCCCTTTTAAAAGAGGGTCATTTTCCAGTACAAGCGTCACGTTCGCAATCGTCTTTTCCACACGCCCGTTACCATCCCTCGTAAGCCTCAGCACCCAGTCTGTATCCTCTTCCTGTCCGGTTTCCTGCTGGCTGATCCCGAATACTTCTTTTGCCTGTTCGATCCGCTCTTTTGCAAGCAGCCCGGACACGTTTTTATCCTCGCTGGCAAGCCGGCTCATAGCTACATATGATGGGAGCTTATTTACCGGAGTCCCTTCCTTTGACTCATGGTCCCTGTCCCCGAACATATGCAGCCGGATCAGGTCGAACGCATTGACCAGCTGCCCGGAACACGGGTCTGTCGCGTGGTGTGAATACAGGAACATGTCTCCGTCATACACGATTGCTCCGCCGGTCGTGGATCCCCCGGTATAGGTATATCTCCCGGGGATGTCAGTAGGTTCATACATCCCGGGGATGAATTTATCCATTGCCTGGGAAACCGTATAAGTCCTGCAGAAAGCCCCGATGATCCCTCGCTTTGAGGTAGGGTCTTCCTGTTTCGCCACGCGGCGCCGCTGGACCGCATCCGAACCGGGAACCTGTGGCCACTCCTCCACATTCCTCCAGTCACCGTACATAGCAAGCAGTCCGTCAAGGCTGCAGAATGGGTTGTCATAGACCTCATATATGTATTCCCCATCGCAGCAGACACTTGGCCAGTACATCAGCCGGCAGGGGTCAAATGTCGTCGGGTCGCAGTATTCCATCCCGATCAGGGACGCCGCCTTTCTCGCCGCGGGCTCATATTCATCTGCGGTTGCAGTCCTGTCTAACGGCAGGATGACACGGAGCCGCGGGGAATACCCTGTATGCTTCCTGGTACTGTATACTGCAGCGGCACATCCCAGTCCGGACACACGCTTCAGGAGATCTCCTGTCTGTCCTGCCGGGATATTATCCAGATCAAGGGTCAGGAGATCCCTGCCCTGGATATAGACGCTTTTTCTCCGGTCGTTTGTGAACGTTCCGCCTACGAACCCGCCCACGTCCTTTAATTCCGACTGTCGGTTCTTCGGCATGGACAGGTACTGCTCCATTGTCTCCGGGCTCTGTACCGGCGTTTTTAGTTTTTCAGCGAAGTCGGACCACATGATCTCGCTTTTCGGCCAGTAAGTCGCCTTTCGGCTTCCCGCTGTGCTGATCATTAATTTCCGGTTATACTGCATGCCCGCTCTCCTAATCTTTCATATAATAATTACTTTCAAATCCCGCGCCTTTCAGGATCAGGCCCGGGGCCCACGGGATCGGCTCGGCCATCAGACTGCAGATCTGATCTACTGTCACGTCCGCAGGTGCATCGATGATCACCTCATCATGTACATGGAACACTACCTGCAGCCCGAGGCGGTCGATCCTCCTGAGTGTTTCTGCCAGGCAGTCCCTTGCGATCGCCTGGACGATGTTTTCCGTCATCTTCCCGCCATAAGTGGAATCCACTTCCCATTTCCGGGTCTGCTGTCCAACCGTGTAATAGTGGATCGCCATCCTGCCAAACCTGTTCTCCTGCAGGAAAGGCTTCGGGTAAAACAGCTTCCGCCCGCTCGGCAGTTGCACAGTCAGGAAAGACTGCCCGTACAGCAGGTCCCCTTCCAGGCGGAAGATCAGCCCGCGCATAGCCTGTGGCTCTGCTGTCGTCATAGCAGCAAGTGCAGTCCCCTCCACTGCGTACCACAGATCCCGGATCCGCGGGTTTGCGTTCCGCCACCGGGCTACGATATCGGGCAGTTCCTCTTCTGTAAGCCCCATGTTCAGGGCGCCCATCGCGATCAGTGCAGACGTGCCGCCCTGGTATCCCAGGGCAAGGGTGGCAACCTTCCCTTTCTGGCGCAGGCTGTATTCCGGGCTGCCCTTCACGATCTTCTCGATCGGGACATGGAACATCTGCGATGCGGTCGCCTCATAGATCTTCCCGTGGGTGGCGAAAACCTCGTTCACCCACTGCTCCCCGGCAAGCCAGGCGATCACCCTCGCCTCAATAGCAGAAAAGTCTGCCACTACGAATTTATGCCCTTCTGACGGGATAAACGCGGTACGGATCAGCTGGGAAAGCGTATCCGGCACATTGCCGTACAGCAGCCGGATTCCCTCATAGTTCTGTGCCTTCACAAGGTTTCTTGCATAATCCAGTGTTTTCAGATAGTTTCTCGGCAGGTTCTGCAACTGAACAAGCCGCCCGGCCCACCGTCCGGTCCTGTTCGCCCCATAAAACTGGGTCAGCCCCCGGATCCTGTCGTCCTCACACTTTGCAGTCTGCATAGCTGTATACTTCTTGACAGAAGTTTTCCCCAACTGCTGGCGTATCTCTAAAATGCGCCGCACATTTTGGGGGAGTGTATCCTGTCCCAGGGTTTCTTCAACGGTCGCTTTCTGGAGATTATCCATCTGCACTCCCTGTTCCGTCAGCCACTGAAGGAGCTGGCCTGTGCTGTTCGGATTGGAAAGCCCTGTGATTCCGACCGCCTCGTCTGTCAGCTCCCGCGTGCTGATCCCGTCTATCGCAAGGGCACCGGAAATAAGCCCGGTGTCCACCCTTACCCCGAATGCGTTCATCCGGACGTCCATCTGCCAGAGCCTCTCCTCTGCTTCCGGGACCGGGAACGCACTCAGGCGTTTGAGGATCTCGTTTTCCGTGACAACGTCCTGTACGCAATACTCTTTAAAAAGTTTCCATTTTTCCGGGGCGTGTTTCGGAAGGTTCCAGGATCGTCCGCCATTACTCTTAGTCGGCTTGCACGGCACACAGAAATACCGGATCAGGGCCTTTCCTGTCGTCAGTTTCTGTTTATCCTGCGGTAGCCCGATCGCTTTGCCTGTTGCATCCAGCCCGGCGGTATAACCGCAGTATAGACCGTGGATCATGGTGCACTTCCACTGTTCCAGCGGCGTCCGGTATCCTGCCTGGTTCAGGCAGTACCATTCAAACGCTGCATTGTAGGCGTGCTTTATGACCGATGGGTCTTCCAGATACCGGATAACCTGATCCGGTATCTCTTCCCCGCATTCAAGGTCCACGATCTCAACAGGAGATCCATCCAGCTTATACGCGAACAGCAGGATCCCGAAATCCTTGTCCTGTGCATACCGGTACAGACCGGTCTTGCCAATATCCGCACTGCTTCTTGTCTCTATATCAATGCTTAAGTGCTGCATAAAATCATCTCCAGTCTATCAGAGGGGCTTTCGCCCCTCTAAGTTACATCGGGAGTCCCGTGATCGGATTGATATTCCCTGTCATCGGATTCTGAGTCCAGGGCGGTGTCGCCCCCTGTGACTGATAAGCAGCCCCCGCCGTACTCTTTTCGGGTGCCGGCTGCGGTGCGCCAAAAGCCTGCGCTGCAGTCGGGGCACTGCCTCCGAGAGGTTCCCCGTCCCTCACTTTCTTCACCGGTCCGAGACTGCACCCAATCCCCTTTTTCCCTCCGAACATATACGGAAAGAACTCTACGTTTACCATGGCGTACACCCCGCTGTACATCTCAGACTGGTTGATCATCGGGTTCCCGTTCTGGTCCACGACTTCCGGGGGATAATCGACGCTGGTGTTGGCGGTAAATACCCAGTGCCCCTTACACTCCGCCCCAAAAGGCATCCCGTCTGACGGTCTCACGCCGTCGCCGTCATGCACGGGATTCGGGACGATCGGCGGGCACACCCCGTTCCACTTCCCCGAGATCCCCTTCTGCTTTGCCGCTTCGATCGCAGCGTCGATCCGCGCCTTTGTGGCGGTGTCTGATTTCGGGACAAGGATTGTACAGCTGAACTTCTCTTCTGCCCCCGGCTGGTGCGCATACGGCTTAAACAGGTGCACATATGATAATCTCGCTTCTCCTGTAGTTACGTTTGTGATATCTCCAAAACTCATGTTATTTCTCCTCCTTAAACGCCTCTGCGGCGGTTACTTTGTTTGTGATCGCTTCTCTCTTGTCGGATTCTTTTACCAGGGCCGGCTTCCCTGGCTTCTTAACGACAAACTCCCCGACCGCGTCCTGGAAGTCTTTCTTTCCTACCAGTTTTTCTACCTGAGCGAGTGTCGGCGGCTTCTTTTCCCACAGCATCGCCTCTTCTGTCACGCCGGACTTCGTCAGCCTGTCAAATGCGGCATCCATGTCGGTCCAATCGCGGGATCCGCGCCCCTCTACGGCTTTCCATCCAGGCACGCTCTTTCCTGCAAGGCACTCAGCCAACGCCCATTCTTTCAGGTCCTTCAGCCACTTTTCTACGTCTTCCCCACGCGTGAGGTATTCCCCGGCTTCGGCAGCCGTAATGAGTGGGGGTAGTTTCCCTTTGTCCGGGCTGAAAGCCATCTGCACGTTATAATCCGCACGGGCGCGGCACTGCTGTTTCGCCCTGCAGAACCTGCACTGCTTTTCTCCCGGGCAGAAGTCTCCCTCTCCTTTGATCGCAAGTGATGCTCGCTCTGTCACATAGATGCCGAACTTAAGCAGTCCATCCAACGAACAACTCCATTCCGATATGATGTCCAGCCGCGGCTGTACGATTGCCAGATGGATATCCCGGATCGGGTACAGGAAACAATAAGCGCGGTAGGCTCCCAGGGCGTACAGCATCATCTGAGGGTTTTCTTCTGCGGAAACAGGGACGCCTTTTCCGTATTTGAAATCTACGACATATAGATCCCCGCCCTGGAGCATGATGAAGTCCGCTGTCCCGAAGCCCTCCGGCACATATGCCCCGAGGTCCAGATGTTTTTCAACCTCTACCGCTGGCTGTGATGGGAGCTTTACCGATATATCCCGGATATAATCCAGGTATGTATCCGTATGGGTGATCATCTCATCCTGCCATAGTTCATTTTCTTTCAGCTTTTTAACCGCATATGTAAGTTTCCTCTTTGACACTTCATCAGGGTTGAAATAATTTCTCACCTTCAGCTCAGCGAGCTCATGTGCAAGTGTCCCTTCCTTTGCAGCTTCGGACGTCGTATCTGGAAACTGCTCTTCCAACTTTGCGCTCGGGGTACACAGTAGCCACCTGTGCGCCCCAGAAGCGCTCAAAAGTGCATGGTCTCTTTCTTCATGTTTCATCAGATCTGAGCCCCCATTCCCCGAAGTGCGGTCGCAAAGTTCCCATACTGGTCCTGGGGGAGCTCAACCAGGGAGTTTACCCCGTAGCTCTGGATCAGCTGCTGTAGCTGTGCCTGCATTCCCTTATCCATCAGCGTCATCGCGGCCCGTGAGAGGTCATCTCGCGTATAGCTCGGTGCAGAAGTCGGCACTGCGGGGGGTGCTGGAGCTGTGGGTGCATTCTGCGTGGGAGCTGTGGGCGCCGCAGGGGCCGCAGCGGGTGCAGGAGGAACCGGTGCCGGCGGTGTTACAGGCGCAGCCGGCCTCTGCCCGGCCACTCCCTGGCTTTCCTTCAGTTCATCCTTCAGAAGCTCTCTTGCAACTGCTTTCATCTCCTCAAAATCCTTGTAAACTACTGTGATCTGTGCCATAATCATTTACCTCCTAATTTTTCAAGCCCTGCCTGGGCGATTTTTATAAATTCATCCTCAGTGAGGCTGATCCCTTTTGTCATTTTTTCATGGTCATCTGACCATCCCCGGATATCCAGCTTCGGTTCTTTCCCAAACCAACTGACCCGGTTCAGCTCTGTGTGGTACACATCCGTTTCCTTGATCTTCGGAAGGGTAAGGATGTTTTCTTTAAGCTCATAGATTGTTTTCGCCATCCTCTATTCCTCCTGTAATCCCATAAATGTATGTAACAGTTTGTCTTTTAGCGCTTCCGGATCATCCGGCGCCACAATGTCCTCGCCGTCAATCCGCGCGAAGATCAGGTCCCCAACGATCGGGCATCCATGCTGCAGTGTGTCGTACAGGGCGCATCCTAACACATTCTCAGGAAGCCCCTTGATAAGCCCTTCTTCGTCAACCAGCATGATCACGGATGGATCGTGGAAGTAGTCCACCATGAGCCGAGTACGGACCGTCTCGAAATAGCCGCCGATAGCCTGTTGGATACTTTTTAAGTTACTGAAATCAACATCGATCAGTGAGATCTTGTTATCAGTCGTTACTTTTACTGTTTTCTGCTTCACTTTTTACCGCCTTTCTGCTAGAATGTAATTGGTTATCTATCAGAGTACCCGAGCTCACCGGCTCATGTGGGTACTCATTCTTTTTCCGGGAAACCAAGATCGAAGATCTTCCGGAGCTGTGCACCTGTAAATGCTATCTCGCATCCGCCTGCACCCTCTACAGCGCCAATCAGTGCGATTCGCTTCGTATCTCCCGGTTTCATATACGCCAGTTCTTTCTTCGTGGCTTCGTAATATCTCTCAAATTCCGCATATCCCATGATTCTTGCTGCCATTCTGATCACCTCCTACGATCCCGAAAATCTTTTCTGTCATCTCAATTGTTTCTTTCGAAAACTTATTTTCACAGGACAAATGATCTAAAAGTCTCATTGCGATTCCTGCTGATATTTTCATAATGATCCCATCAAATTCAGGCGGAAATATTTCATCTTCGCAGATTGCGTTTCCTGCAACTCCGATTAATACTTTGATGTCCTGCTCTGATAATGTATAATTCTGCACCTTCCTCACCTCCTCTCAGATCGGTCCTGCCTGCAGCACATATATGATCACCGACTGGATCACATTCAGTGCCAGCGACACTGCAGCCGTAATCTCAATACCGCGGATTGCTCTGTTGCGCTTCTTCCTGATCGGCGCCGGATCAACCCGCTTCGGCTCCTTGGCCGGCATCAGGCTTGTCCGCTCAACAGATATAAGATCCAGCTCCGGGATCAGTTCCCTTACATCACTCATGTTCTCACCCCTTTCTTACATCGCTTCCCTTGCAAGTCGTTCTTTCTCCTCGTCCGGAATCTGCAGAGCCTTATACAGCCCTCTGAGTTCCCGCAGAGTAAACTTCGCCGGGTCACGGATCTTTGCGTACAATGTGCTTTCCTTCATACCGGCTTTTCTGGCTACTTCCGCAACGTTCGTCCGCCTGATCTCCATCTGATTCTTGATGCATCCGCGGAAAATACAGTTCTGCTCTTCCGGAATATTTCTCACCATTGATCTCGGCATTTCGTACCACCTCCTGTTAAAATCTGGTATAATCTTCCTATCAAATGATGAAAGGAATGATAATCTTGAAAATTGATGTCACATGGACAATCACTGCTATTATTGCCGTAAGTTCGTTTCTGTCTCCTATCGCCGTTGCCATAATCAACAATCTTCACCAAGCCAAAATGAGAAAAATAGAACTCGATCATGACCGTCAGATAAAAGAGCTTAATTTAAAGCAACAGGCAATAATCCGTCAAGCAGACATTTACTATGCTGATAAGAAAAACGCGTACTCTGAAGTTCTGAGATGCGCCGGAACTTTTGCTTCAAATAAGAAAAGTACCGAAAAATACAAAAATCTACATTCAGCCATTGATACCGCTTTTCTTTTTTGTTCATACGGGACCAGAAGTTATTTAGATTATTTTCTTGAACAGATAGATCAAACATTTTTCGGCGATGGTCTATCTGAATCCGAGCGAATATCTTACAGCAACGAAGTATCTGCATTAGCTAATGCCCTCAGCAATGATCTTGAATCAACTAAGCCAGTCGTAGATAGTGAAGACAGTGAATATCAATGATATAAACAGAACCCATACAGGATATATCTTGTTTTTGGGTTCTATTTTTTTCATAGCCAACACACATATTGCCCCCAATATCCAGACTGCAACGATTATTGCAATTTTATAACTTTCCACCTCTTCCTCCTCCCATTCAAAGTCCGTATTATCGGACATACATTCTGTTACGATAATTACCAGTTGATTTCCTGTTACGGAAATGCTATAGTAATTTTATCGAACAAATGTTTGGTTTTATATGGTATCGTCACGTTTCGTGTCATTTTTATTAAAAAAAATAAACTGAACCGACTTGCCATAAAAAGCAGCTAATCTGATTTTAATTTCATCCCGTGGTACTCTACTTCCGTTTTCATACATGGAAAGCGCTGAAGTGCTGATGTTTACAGCCTTTGCCACTTCCTCCTGAGAACGATTCCCACGGAGTTCAACTAATCTATTAGCTATTGCATTTTTGTTCAAATTGTACACCTCCTATTATTTATTTGTCACATTTCGTGTCTAAAGATGTTATACCACACTACACATAGCGTGTCAATACTTTTTATATAGATTTTTCACGTTATGTGTCATTTTTCATTTACTTTATTCACGTATCGTGTTAAGATATGAATACGGAGGTGCGAAATGGGAGACTTCAAAAATGTATTTAAAAATTTACGAATAAAAGCTGGATACACTCAAGATGGTTTGGCTGAAGCCCTCGGACTTTCGCGTAGTGCTGTTAGTATGTACGAAAACGGAAATAGAGAACCCGATTTTGAGACACTAGAAAAAATTGCTGACTTTTTTAATGTTGATATGAACTATTTACTGGGTTCCTCCACAAAAACAACAGTCATACAAAGCAATTTTGAGCCGTCATATGAGGATGTAGAACAGCTTATTGCTCGTAACGGGAAGGACTTTTCGACAGAGCAAAAAATGAGATTAATCAAACTTTTGTCCGAAATAGATTAGTAGAGGACTGATTTATTTGGATTACAACAAAATTGTTACTGCAACCATTGAAGTGTTCCGGAAATGTGGTGTCCATTCGTTTCCGATCGACTGTGAGGATTTACTCAAGCATTACGGGTACCGGCTTTTTTCCTATAAGGAATTACGTGACCGGAACCCAGAATTGTATAGTCTGAGTCTTGGGTACTCTGAGGATGCTTTCCGAGCAGGTGCGTCGAAGATCGTAGCGTACAATCCCGATCGCCCTCATGGGCGTATCCGGTTTTCACTGATGCATGAACTGGGGCATCATGTTCTGGGGCACAATGGGGTATCTGATCAGAACGAAAAAGAGGCAAATGCTTTTGCCAGTCACATACTGGCTCCACGGATGGCAATCCACTATTCCAGATGCAAAAATGCGAATGACGTGGCAAGATTATTTGATATGTCCTTCGAGGCCGCTGACAACGCCTTTATAGATTACCGGCGCTGGCACCGGAATGTAGTGATGTATAAGATGTCTGCTGCTGACAAAGCAATGTACGCACATTTTTACAATAAAGATCAGAAATGTTTTGTTTGGAGTAAGCAGAACTGCTGCTTCTGCGGTAGAGTTCTATATAATTCGATGGAAAGCCATTGCAAGATATGCTCTCTTCCGCCAGCTCCAAAAGAACAGTATCAATATATTGGTGGATATTATGATGACAACGACTGTATATTGCAGCGTCAGCATCTAAAATGGTTGTATGATTTTTAGTTATTACACAGGTGCGTGATAACATATATGTGGTGTTCAAGGAACAAAAAGAGGAAAGAGAGGAATAGAAAAATGAAAACTTGGAAACTCGTATCCGGAATTTTATCAATCGTACTGTTTGTTTTCGTAACATTCCAGTCCTGCGCAGCCGGTGTTGCAAACACACTTGAAGCCAATGGGGAAGTTGGCGGATCTGCCGGCATCATTGTTGCTATTATGCTTCTGGCAGGCGGCATTGTTTCAATAGCTACCCGCAAAGGTGGAAAAGGCGGAAATATCGCTTTGATCGTGCTATTCGGAATCGGTGCGCTTTGTGGCTATACAATGGCTGGAAGTTATGGAGATCTCTATATCTGGGCAACATGGTGCTTGATCTGCGCTGTATTAGCTATTGTATCACTTATCAAAGGCAATAAAACAGCATAATTAAAAAACCGCCCCGGTGCGCCAACACCAGAGCGGCGATAGACCATAGCTCCGAAGATACTACAGTACGTTCCAAGAATATTGTATCATCTTCGGGGCAGCCACACAATCCAGAACATCCGTTCATTGTCTGGCTGTCATTTTTATACCATAAAGGAGATGATTACCATGCCAAAAGTCAAAAAGCTCCCATCCGGATCATGGCATTGTCAGGTGTACAGCCACACTGAACGGACTTGGAATCCTGATAAAAAAGCGTGGGATGAACACCGCGTATATGAATCATTTACCGGATATGACAAAAAGGCTGTGCAGGCACAGGCAGCGTTGTTTGCCCACGAAAAGAACCGGATGAAACGACCGGATCGGATCAAAGTAATCGAGGCAGTGCAAAAGTATATTGATTCCAAGGACGGAGTTCTATCACCGGCAACAATCCGGGGATACCAGAGCATCCTGCGGAATTACCTCGACGATATCAGCCAGATTGAACTGAGGGATCTCACTTCGGAAGATCTGCAGCTCTGGATCCAAAAGCTCTCTGTCGGACGGACGCCAAAGACTGTACGGAATATTTACGGCCTGATCTCTGCCACATTGGATATGTTCATACCGGGAGCGCACTTTTCTGTGTCTCTGCCACAGAATCAAAGAAAAAAGCTGTATACTCCGTCAGATGCGGACGTGAAGCGCCTGCTCCAGCACGTACAGGGGAAGGAGCTTGAGATAGCGATTCTGCTTGCAGCATTCGGGCCGATGCGGCGCGGAGAGATCTGCGCGCTGACTGATCAGGACATTATCGGGAATACAGTATCGGTAAACAAAGTATATGTTCTGGATAGGAATAATAAATGGGTACTGAAACATTCTCCCAAGACAGACTCTAGTAACCGGATCATCGTTATGCCAGACTTTGTAATTGCGCGGATCAGCGGTATCAAAGGTGAAATCGTTAAGGCTACTCCCGGGCAAATATCAAGCCGTTTCAACAGGGCGATCCGCTTTTCCGGACTGCCGCACTTTCGCTTTCATGACCTGCGCCACTACTGCGCTTCCATTCTCCATGCTATGAACATACCGGATCAATACATAATGGCGCGGGGAGGCTGGGCAACGGACAATGTTATGAAGAGGGTATATTTCGGGGAAATATCTGACGAAGCTGCCAAATTTAATAAACAGATTATGGCTCACTTCTCAGAATTACAGAACGATATGCAATATGAAATGCAAAACGGAATTTCACAAACCCACTAAATACGCGGTTTATAGCGGTTTAGTGAGTCTGTTCGAATCCCGTATACTCCAGTATTTTAAGAAACCGTGAGTTTATGGGAAATGCCGATAAATCCCGTAAATACGCGGTTTTCTTGATTTTAGTTATTTAATAATAATTCTCAAATATTAGAATTTTTATAACATTATGCAACACAATGCAATATGAAATGCAATACGATGCAACATAAAAACATGAAGATGATACAATATCCCACCCCGGAGTTGATGGCTCCGGGATTTTTAAATTTCTTTCATTTTCCTCTTGACTACTGGTGTCCAGTATGTTATTATATAATCACAGAAAGGAAATAAACAAGGAGGACACGGAAATGAAAAAATACAACTTATCAAACATCATGAAAAGAGCATGGGAGCTTGTTAAAAAAGCGGGTATGACAATTTCCGCTGGACTCAAAAAAGCGTGGAAGGAAGCGAAAGAAATGACAAAAGCGTTAGAAGATTTTTTGATGGAAAACGGTGGAAAAAGGTGGACTAAGAAAAATGAAGATGGTTCTGTTGCACAGGATAGGATCTATATTAATGACGTGGAACGTATAGCTGATGTTTTCGGGTTTGATAACCCAAAAGCGTACAGGAGAACTCAGATATATTATAATTATGTAACTGATGTTCTTGTTCTCAACATGAGCGGAACGAGATTTAATCACATGAAAGAGGAGTTTGAAAAAAGATTCGAAGATATAATCATTAGATAAGCGGCGCTTTTTATAGATACAATATTATATCTACATTCCACTATGGATCTACTGCGCGCCGCATATATGATTATATATCAGGATGGCATACAATGCAAGCAATACGCAATGTGAAATTTAACAAGGAGGATGAAATGGAAGATTTTAATTACAACGGGAATTATGTGAAAGACACAATAATCGGAGAGCGAACCGCAGAAGAAGCTGCTGAGAAAAACGGAATTGTGCTCACGAAAATTAGAGAGGAACAAATTAAGGTTCCGTATATCACAACAGATGTTTTCGTGACAAAATATGTCTACGACAGCAAGAATGTAGGAAAAGCATTTTGCTACGAAATTACAGAAAACCACGGCTTTGGTGAATACGGGACATATTTATTGACAAGCGAAGGCGACTTTGACGATCTTGCGGACTTGTATATGAGGTATATGAATTATTGCAGTAGAGAGATAGAGGAGGGCTGATATGCAAGTAAAACGCAATATAATGATTAACAAAGCTGGTGGACATTCCGGCGCAAATACCAAAAACTACCGTGTCTCAATCCCGGCAGACATGATTCGAGAACTGGGAGTCACAGAAGAGGACAGATCCGTAATCCTCGATTGTAAAAATGGAATATTGACAATAAAAAAATCCCCGGAGCAATAGCCCCGGGGTAAATTATTACTGTTTATTCAGCCAAGCCTGAAATGCCTTGACCATCGGCGATGTTCTGGAAACATAGCCATCAACTACAGAGCAGCCGAGCCATCTCTGCATGGCCTTGATCGTATTCGGTCCGATACGTCCGTCCTGTGTAGCTCCGACTTTCTTCTGAATCGCCTTGATTAAAGGTGAGCATCCGGTACAAGGTGATTCCCAGAGGAATGTCTGAGAGAGTAGACCGGGATTTGCACTCTTGTACGCTGCCGGCTGATTGGAAACGTATCCGTCAACGGCAGAGCAGCCGAATACCTGCTGCGCTTTTTTCGTTGTCGCACATCCCCACTGCCCATCTACTGCGATGTCACCGAGATCGTTGTTGCTTGGCGTGGACGGATTAGACGGAGCCGGAGCAGGAGTCGGGTTTCCGCTCGCCTCGTATTTCGGAACACCGTACCCTCTGATAAACTTTCCGTTTACTGCAAGTGTTCTACGACCGACTGCATCACTCTTGTTACCCTCGATCACAGTGATCGTGTTTCCAGATACTTTCTCTACAATTCCGACATGATCAGATCCGCCCACATTGTCTCCAGATCCGCTATCCTGCCAGTCGTAATAGATAATGTCGCCCGGACTCGGTTTATAAGAGTCTTTTTCCTGCCACGCCCCGAGCTTTTTAAAGAGGGCAATCTGTTTGTCACATCCGCACTCGGTCGGAATAATCGCCGTATATCCCAACTTGATGGCCACAGCTGACACGAACGTCGCGCACCAAGCGTCTGTATATTTTACTTTGTACCCTCTCGCTAGTGGCTTGTGACTGTTATACAGATCAATAATCTGCTTATGGGATCCGTTCGACTCTTTCAGGCCGATCCACGCCTGAGCCTGTTTTACTACTGCATTTCTACTATATGACATATGTACTCCTTTCTGTTGCGACGTCGCAACACTGAAAAGAGGACGGTTTCCCGTCCCCTGGTTTATTTTGTCTTATTATATTTCGTCCGTGCCCACATCTCAGCGACCTTCTCCCAGCCACCAGTAGCGACCAGGTAAACAATAAACGCCGCGATCACGGATCCGACAATGTAATACCACATGATCGCGATCTGCAAATAAATACACATGATCACCACCGCCAACGGACACAGAATCAGCGCGATCACCAGCGCCACAGCGTTTGTCTGGATGTTCTTGAGCCCCGGCATCTCTTTGATCACCTGCGTGATGATACTCGTCAAGAATGCCAATACGCCGATCGCAGTCAGTGCATAAGTAATATACTGCATTAAAACTTCCATGTTCATAGTCATTCCTCCATATCATGCGCCTGTTTATTCAGGTGCTTTTCAATTTTGTTTATAGCTTCCGTTACAGGGCCATTGCAGCCCTGTTCTTTGAGTCCTTTTAGGCAGGCGAGAAGCCCGTAGGTAATCAGGCACTGCTCTTCATTAATCTTTCGGATATCCTCTTCATGGGTTTCCCTGATCTTCTTGAGCTTTTCTTCAAGCTCTTCCGGTTTTTTAAAGAACTTATATGCCGCGATCAGTGCGCCTCCGATCACTCCCAGTGCTCCGATAAGGCTGCCTGCCGTAATAATTGCCCCTATGCTTATGTACACGGGTTCTACCTCCATACTATTTTATGCATAAAAATAAGACCGGTTCACGGTCTGTCTCTGATACTCATATGATCACCTGCCTTTAAGCGTCTTCCCAAGCCTGCGGATATTCATCCGGGCTGAAATTGGTATCCTGAATACACTTCTTCACTGTTCCATCTGTCCAAATCATGTACTCTCCTGTCTTATACATATCATGCGCCCCGGTCGGAGCTTCCCACGGAAGAGCGTACTCAGCCTTCCGAGAGTGCCACGGCTTCCAAAGTGTCCGGTTATCTATCGTCCAGTCCTGCTGTACAGTGCCATCATAGGCAGTCATGCATTCGTACGGATACCCTGTGTCCGGGTGTAATGCTACCTCTCCGACTTCATGCTGTTTGTTTTGCACATACGTCGGAAACAATGCCATGCACTGGATTCCGAGTGTCTTGTCCTCGCTCTCTGCGATCTGCGCCAGTACCGTCTGCGTCTGCATTTCCTGCAGGGCGGCTGTCGGGTCAGGCTGTGCCGGTTTCAGCTCCCATGTCTGGACGATCTTATTTTCCTGTTCTGTCCAACTGGGGACTGCCTGCTGTGTCTGCGTGGATACTGTAGGGGCTTCGGATGTTTCTACATCTTTATATCCCTGCTCCTTCAGCAAGGTCTCCGACGGGTTGAATATTGTTTTCCCGTCAATTACTAATTTTCTCGGAGCGTAGGAAAGTGCTCCGCCTACTAACTTGGCTAATATTTTAATCATCTCCTGTCTATGATTTTATAGGTGTCTACTGTTCCGTCTGCATGGGTTACGGTCATCTCCTTCGGAATTTGCTGTTCACTAACTTCATCAATTACCATGAGTCTTATATACCCTACGCCTTGCTCTTTAATGGTGATTTTCGCACCACCATCTCTGTTTGATGTCATATTTCCGTATGTATAGTACTGCCTTATTCGTACTTTGTCACTATAAGCAGTTAATTCATCACAACTTACAATGTCTCCCAATGCAACCGGCGCATATGTCGTCGCCCATGCATTCGGATATTGTGCATTATATACTGGAGTTCCATCGTATCGCACCTGTCCGCCAAGAAACCCTGCATCTATATACAGCGTCCCTGCATATTCCTTCTTGCATTCCATCATTGCCCGCCTCCGCATCAGTGACATAGCATCACCTCCGGGACTTGACAGGCTATTCCGGTCAGATTACAATCCTGTGTGCTGTGCTGTGCTGTGCTG